ACAGTTTACACCAATATATAATGATTCACTTGATATATTTTAAGAGATAACGAGAGTATCAATTTGTCCTATAAGCGGCTTACAGGCAACAAAAAAGCAGCCATTAAGACTGCTTGATGTATTTTTTCTGGTGCCGTCGGACGGCATCCTCTAAATTGTCGTTATACCTTATGGGAAAGGGGTTTAGAATTATTCAATATCACGAGTAGCACAGTTAATAGCACAGATTGATCTAATTTGGAGTAGCTACACACTCATCTAAATACTCTACCATTTCACTATAAATCCAACGCTGACTTCCAGCAACTGTTCGAGATGGAGGGATTATACCATTTTTCTGTAATCTATAAATAGAAGGGACAGATAGATCTAACATTTTTGCTACCTGTTGAACTCTTAAAAATTTATGTTTATAGGGTTCCATTTAACACTCCGGTTTGATTTGCTTATGATCCGAGATCTCACCAGAGCAAACCTTCTGAATGTAGAACTCATGTTCAAATATTGCGTCCTGGTAATCCATTTCACCAGCGATAGCCAGGATAGCAATAAAGTAAATGCCAATTGCGACACGTTTAAAAAGGATCATCATCTGGCGGTGTTATTTGTGGTGGTGTTATTTTTGGCGCAGCTTGCCTTGGCTCATCCTTAAACATTGAAATAGATATTCCAGTTTTTCCAAGATCTGTTTCTATTCCAGCTGGATTAAATGTTTTGTCCAATATCATGTAAGGACCATAGTCACCTTTAAGAACAACTCCTACAGCAAGATAGTTTTGTTTCTCCTCTCCATCCTTCATGTATGTGCCATTTTTTACTTTCAAGTTATATAATTTTTCTGCCATCTTATTCTCCTGTGTAATTAATTAATTTATATAGCGCATGCCAACCTTTGTTACCCTCAACATCTGTATGAGGTTCTTCAACAGTTTTAATATCGAACCCATCTTTATGTTTTAGATCAGCAATTCGTTGAGTTAGTGAAGTTCCTGGTGGAAAATCAAAAGCGGTAACACCGCCATTCGGCCAGGCTTCAACTAGCTTTTTTAATATTCTTGTCTTTAGGGACATCTTGATCTCCTTTATTGATTAGTTTTTGCTTCATTGCTTCAGCACCTTTTACTTCTTGATCTATAACTACAACATTTTCAGCATGATCACCACGCTCAAACTCATCTTGATCTTCAATACCACTAAATGAGAATGCGATTCTGGCTGCTTGGATCATTGCTTTGTGTCGCAGCATCCTTGCCGGCCATTGTTTCCAAACTTGATTGTTTCTCATACACTCTTTCATGTATTCAGTAACTTCAATCGAATGATCTCGATCCTTCCTAAACATCTGAACAGTAATCGATATTAGATTTCCATCTTTATCTAAGTTATCAGTGGTTTTCATTCCATTGTAATTTGGGTGTCTATTAATAAGCTTCATCCAACCATCAATTGAAACGATCGGACGAATACCACCCTGGGAAGGAAACGCAAAGATCTCCCTGGTAAGAGGATTTAAGTCGTGTTCTTTAGCGACTATAAGAAAGGCTGCAAATTGTCCATCACTTATATTAGGTGGGACTGCAGTTTCTTTAAGCGCTTTAATAAATGGTGCTGGTTCCATATCGAACTTAGCTGCCATCACTTTTGTTAAGCTTTTATCTCCCATATATTTCTCCTATGTTTTTAAACGAAAGGTGCGGCTCGAAGATTCTTTGGAATAGTGTTCATAATATCCATCCTCTTTGAGCCGCTTGGTGTCAACGCTAACCCTGGAGCTCTCCTTCCAGGTCGCGAGGAGTTGGCCTTTATCATCTTCTAAGAATGAATGATCAGCCATCTCTTTTTGGATCTCAAGTTGAGTATCAGCTTCAAGCTTTTTGAGATCTTTAATTTTTGTTTTAATGCCGCTTAACCTGGAACACTTCTTTGTGATTCCATTGGTGGAGATCAAAGTGTCACCATTGTCATGTGGCCATTTGTTTTTAATATCTGCAGCATTAATTGGATCTGGTTGAATCCCAGCGAGTACATACTCATGCCAAAATTTAACTTCGGCATTAACCAGGTGATCTATAATTTCTTGATCTCTTGGTATGTGATAGATCCTAAAGTCATTGCCATTGATCAGAACTGCTACATCTGCAAACTCAGTATCAGTCACTGCCATGTAATGGTAAACCTGGGCCAGATAATATTCTGGTATGTCAGTAGATCCTAAATCTCCCCAATCTGGAGAGTAACCAGAAGTCTTAACTTCTAGGATTCCATTCTTTCCAACGATCTCACGATCTAGGTTAGCAAGAATAAAATCATGGTCCTTATGTTTGAGGATCCTATTGTTGCGACGGACCTTATTACCAGTTCGCTTCTCATATTCAGTAGCAACTATAGCTTCCATGGTACGGCCCCAATACATCCTTTCGCTATCTGGTGTATCTTCTGCGCTACCAATCTTATCTAGGTAAACATCCAGGGGGGACTTCCATTTACTTAATCCAAGGATCGCACCAGCGTCCGATCCGCCTATTCCATGGCGCCTGGCTTCAAGCCATTGGTCATGTGTCATATCTTTTGTGTTAGTAGTTTTATTCATATTGGCTCCTATTATATGCTATTTTTAGTATCAAATGATATTATATGTATCATCTTGACGGAAAAAAAAGGTTAAAGCTCTTCGCTTGAGCCAGAACCAGTTTACGTTCAGCTAACCAGCGTTCTCCCTGTTCAACTGCTTCAGATCTGGACATTCCTTTAGTAACTAGATCACGAGTTAAGTGCCAAATGTCTTTTGGAAAATGAGCGCACTCGTCTTGAAAATCTGTATAAGCATCTTTCTCTTCAATGAGATCCATTTTTAACCTCCGGTAGTTGTTCAATTAAATGATTAAATCTTAGATTCTCGATCCTTACTTGATCTAATGTTTCATACAGATTCTTGATCTGCTCATCATCTTGATCACCTCGAGATTCTGAGATCGCTCTTATATGCGATTCTAAATTATGCAGCAGCACATTGATCTGAGAAACTTTGAATCTCAATACACTGTAGGTTTCTGCACTTTGATCTACTATCTTCATTTCTCCTCCCAGTGTAATTTCAAAATTTTATCTGCAAGATTAAATTCAGATTTATATCTAAAATAAAAAAGATCTTTTTCTCTTTTATTGCTAGCTACTGTTAATTGCTTATAATTTTCCTTTTGTAAATTTGCCAAATTGATTTCAGCTTCACTTCGCTCATGCAATAAAACTTTATAGATCTTATCGAGAATCTCCATGTTTGCTGCAGCCGAGTCAAAAGACTCTGCCAATTGTTTAAAATATCTAACTTTTTTTCTTTCATAAGTAATCATTTCTCCTCCTTTTTCCAATATAAAAGACTCTTACCAATAACTTTTGATTTGAAGTTTTTATTAAATAAACACGCAAACCAAAACATTTCAAGAGCATCAAAACTATGAAATGTTTTTTTATAAACAATCTCATTGTGATCTGTTGATCCAAGAACACTGTCATAGTAATAATTAGGAATACTTGAATGCTCCCCATACTCAACCCATTTTTCAAAACCTTTAATCATATAACCTCCCTCGCTTCTTTTAAATGAGATCTTCTTTCCACAATCTTAAAACCTAGATCTTCGATTATGTCCAGAACTCTTGGTGTTAATGTTTTTGATTCAGCGATCATTGCAAACAATGAAGCTTCCTCACTCACTGGGTAAACCAAAGGCTTCCCATAAACATTTTTTACTTCAACGATTATTTCCATTGCTTCTCCTAGTTGACAATATAATGCCCCTGGCTAATGCCAGGAGCTCCTCCCTACTCACGCTCCCTCCCCGACTAAATCGTTTTTGATTAAGCAGCCGTTATAAACAGAATTGATCGCATTAAGTATTCGCTCCTCATTCCGATCTTTTTCTTCTAATCGCTTGGCTTTTTCCTCTGCGCTTTCCATAGTGACATTACTAAAACTCACAGTAACGTCTTTCATAACACGATTAATCGCTTTGGCTTCACAAAGTTTTTTCCTTTGATTAGTATTCAGTTTTTCAACATCAATCCCATTTTCATCAACTACAGAGCCATCCTTCTCAATGACAGTGATGATTTTTGCCCCATATTCTGCAAGCAATGATGCCGCATGATAACCCACATTACCAAAACCTTGGATCACGATCCTCTTATCGCTCAATTCACAAGTGAAACCAATTCTTTTGTAGTCTTTTGAATATTTGAGAAATTCTTTGATTGCATAGAATACTCCCCGACCAGTGGCTTCAATTCTTCCATAAACACCTCCCATAGAAATAGGTTTACCTGTGACACAGGCCAGAGCATCAATTTCAGTTGGGTTTAACCTTCTGTATTCATCGCTGATCCATGCCATCACATTCTCATCAGTACCCATGTCTGGAGCTGGTACATTTTGTGAAGGATGAATCAGATTTCTTTTTGCAAGTTCATTTGTGAACCTTCTTGTAATCCTTTCTAGCTCATCTTTTTTCCAATCATTTGGATTGATTACTAATGCTCCTTTTGATCCTCCAAATGGTAGATCCATGAGTGAACATTTATAGGACATAAGAGCTGCTAATGCTTCTACTTTTTCCTGTGATGAATCTATTGAATATCTAATGCCGCCTTTAACCGGTTCATTGTGTTCTGAGTGAACGCATCTAAATCCTGTGAAAGTATGGAGTTGATTTCTTAGTTTTACACCAAAACTAACCTTATATATTGAATTTGCTAACTTAATTTTTTTAGCTAAATCATGTGGTAGAGATAACAATTTCGCAGACTGATCAAATGTTTCATTTACCGATTGTAATAAGTCTGTTGAATTATTCATGTGATTAATCTTCAGTGTTTCTAAT